GCTCCAGACTGAGCCATCTTTGATTGCCACCAACTGCAACTGAACATAAATATCTTTTGTGTCAATAGCCATTCTAAAACCCTCTTGTATATAGTAAATACCACCAAGGAAAAGCAAGCAACGCGCCAAGCATTACAAAAAATATAAAACCAACTGCTGCTTGCAATAAATTCATTTACTCAACATATCTTCAAGCCACTCCCACCACTGAGGGAAAAACGCTACCAACGCCATAACAAAATAGAAAATTACATAAAAGAATAAGGAAAACAAGATTTCTTCTGTTCTGCTTGCTTGATGGATCTTCATTCCATGCTCTTTTCTTCTAACGCTTTTAGTCTGAGTTCAATGTATCCGATACGGTCATGCTCTCTGCTAATATTGCTGGCCATTAACTTTTGACAATTTTCTACTCCCCGTTCATTTCTTTGTATGCGCTCAAGTAATCGAGTATCTTCTGCTCTTCTTGCTTCTGTTTCCGCTGCATCTCTGGCAACGCTTTGGATTCTATCTGAATTACCTTGTGTCCCTGTGTACGGATCAGGGCGCGGATCATTGAATTGTTGTAGACCGACAGACCCAGCACCAACAGCGACAGCAGCAATAATAACCATGCGAACACTTTTAAAACCGGAAGTAATCTCCTGAAAGGAATCAGAGAGTTCTGTAAGGTTACTTTGTCCGTCATTATGGTCATCTGTCACCATTATTCATATCCGCTTATCTCTATTTATCGTGTTCTCAGCGGGAGTTAGGCTGATTCATAAATATGAAATTTACTACAGTTAAATTCGTATAACCCTGAATTGCCCATCGGTCATCGTCACATCCGCCGTGCCACTGCCACGCACTGCGATTCCGACTATATCACCTTCTGCAAGGCTGAGACCCGCCGGGATATCGAAAACACCGTCACCCCCAGCGGTCATCGTGCGCTTCTTTTTGTACCTTGTCAGTCCACCATTTTTGCTTACTGCTATCTCAATCCACCCGGCATAACTCGAATAAACCCCCAGAGAAACGTCAATCGCAAAAAACCCAGCCCCACCAGAAAGAATCGTATACTGCCCAGTATCAAGATCCTCGGTTATACCCTTGGTGTCAGAACTATGGGTGAAAGCTGCCAGCGGTGCCCAGGATGTGGTCATCGAAATCGTTTCACCGGCACCGTCCATCACACCACCAACGGCCATTACGGATTTAATAAGATCCCGGATCTTTTCTGCCACGATCTCATCCGGTCCATCACGCAGAGCGCTGTCTGGAAACAAGGCATCCAGTTGAGCTTCAGTTCTAAGTGTCATCTAAATTGCCTCGAAAATTGGTTACTAAATTGTCCAGCGAATATGCGCTGCTTCTGATCCACAAACACATGCCGCCAATTCGGATTATCATATGTTGCCGGGGTCGTGTCGGTGGGATTGCCATCTTCATCGTAGGTTATATGATCAGGCATTACAGCCAGCACCTCTGCCGGGATTGTCTGGCCGCCTTCATCAAGGCTATCCATACCGGTCCCTTGAATCCAGCAAAAAGAATGGGCCATGTTAGCCCCTAAGAGCACTTTCAGCGCCTCTAAATCCTGTGGAGTGATCAAGACGTTGTAGACTTCATAGCCACCTGGATACGAATCCCACATGCCTGTAATAGCTGTATTGTAATTATACCGAGACAAGTTCTCATGCGGCCACGGCTGATCGACTCCAGGATTAATAGCTTCCCATGCGGCAGGTTTGGCGTATATCCATGTGTCGCGCATCAGTGGTTCGCCTCTATCCAAGCAGTTCCCTGATCTAAATCATATATCTTTAAATCGTGCAATTGCATAATGAAAGAATTTGTATAAAAAAGATTTATCCAACTTCCGGCGGTGAATCCACCATCATAAGCGGCACTCGATGAGTCCCATGTCCATGATCCGCCCGATTTATACCCTATCCTAATTCCATTAGCAGCAGACCAAGTAACAGCAAAAGGATAGTCTGTATCAGCTGTGAATGTTGGATCGACTACAGCATTGTTCGTTCCATCAGTTGATCGAAAACCACCAGAATTAAGATAGAAAAGATTAGCAACTGCATCAGCTACTGATACGCCACCTTGATCTGTTGCGGAGTATCCGGTTTGTGCGATATTGGATTGCAATATGCCATAAAGCATCCCCTCATCCTGATTAAACACATCAGTTGAATAAGGATAGCGGGTATTGTCTACGTTATGGGTTGCTGTGGAGCCGGATGTTTCTACGATTGGGGTGGCAAAGGATGATTCTTTGCACTGAGCACCCCAGGCGTATACTGCATCAGTATCGGTGACTATTCGGATTCCAATTACTGGATTAGTAACTGCAGCCTGAGTGATATCATATCTTGCCCATGATGAGGTAATTACTTTAGTCGTCCAACCCGTTCCACCATCAACTGTGAGGTCAATATCACCTGTCCCTGTCTTGCGCTTAAGGTATATTGAAAATGTTACCTCTGTCTCTGCGTTTGTGATCGTATCGAGCACAGTGGCATTTCCAGCGGTAGCGAGTAGCGTGTCAGCCTCTGTTCCAGCATTAGGCCCAGCGTCAGAGTCTGCCGTTACAGTTACATTGGATTTAACCCAATCTGCATTATCAAATTCATGCGAGTGTTCACAGAGATTAGTCGCCCCAGGATTATGCACGATATAAGGCACTGGATCGAGAGCAGCACCAACTTTATCTTTAGTGTAGAATTCGTAGGGAACGGTAGGCATGATATTAATTCGTCGTTACCGACGCTCCCCTTGCTATTAGATTAGCTTTTGCTGTTGCTCCAGCTCCCGTTGGTGCTGCGTTAGTGCCACCATCTAAAGTTATCGTATCACCAGTACCCAGGCTCGCTGTATCACAATCTATAAGTATCTGATTGATTGCAGATTCGACCAGTGCGTTGCTGGCTGCGTTAAAAGTAGTGACCGTAGAACTGATCGTAGATGCTGTATATCCAGTAAGATTATTACTAAAACATTGAAACTGAACTAATGCTGTATTAGAACTTAGATCTGGAATAGATCCAGTAAGATTATTACTAAAACATTGAAACTGAACTAATGCTGTATTAGAACTTAGATCTGGAATAGATCCAGTAAGATTATTATTAAAATAACGAAAATGAGTTAATGCTGTATTAGAACTTAGATCTGGAATAGATCCAGTAAGATTATTATTATAACCATAGAACTGAGTTAATGCTGTGTTTGAACCAAGAAAAATCCTTAACACGTCTGTATCAGATATACTCTCCGCATAATTAGTACCAGATGCTACCTGACTACCACTAATATCTCCGTTAAGTTCATAGGCATGAGTAGACCCATCACTAAAAACTGCTTTCATATTCGCCAAAGGACTTGGAGTAGTCGCTGTAGCCGTAAAGGTCGCAAACAGATTATCAGGATCGTACTGAATTCTGGCTTTTTCCCAAGGAATTACATTCGCTGGTAGCGTTCTTACAATCTCTTCGTGATCCTTAGCAACAGTGGATGTTGAGCGATTGGATTCATGCAGCTCCATATCAATGAGGCCGTTGGCATCAGCTTGTGGGAATTGTAATAATATGCTGAGTACATCACCATCACACTGCGTGAGATCGCCGAAAATATTATTCAGGTTTAGCGTTTCGCAAAACTCAGATGTCAATGTGTCCTGATTCACCATCGCATGACTAAGTGGTTTTAGTGTCATCTTAAAAATACCTGCGATGGTACAGGCGGGGAGTGACTCCCGCCTGGTTACAATTACCCGGTTGCGTATACACCATTTCCAGGAAGAAGCTGAATATCCACAGTGTTCAGTCCGGCACCTGCTGCCTTGGCCACGAGTGCCACCGCAAAATTAGCGATATCACCGGCTGCCGTTGCGGCATGTGCATTGTCTTCGGCCGCAGATACACTAGCGTCCCAATTAACACAATCACCCTGCGCGATAGCAGAGCCAGTGGTACATGGGAATTCATAACATCCGGCAATATCAAAGGCGATAACATCCCCTGTTACGCCGGCCGTTTTTGCTACACCGATAGTCGATGCCTCGGCATTGGTTGTTCCGAAAGTTCTGATCGTATCGACCGCCACCGCACCCGTGCAGGTGTAGTCGATGGTCAGCTGACCTATCCCATCTTTAATCAATCTTGCTGTTGCCATTTTCTTTATCCTCTAAAGTTCGAACTGGCCTGGTTTCCCAGGCCACCCATCAATTACCTACCCGATTAGGTCACGCCATCGTTGTAGTACAGGCCACGGAAATCTGCGGCGGCGGCCGCCGCGTCAATCCTGACTTTGTATTCAACACCATCGACGTTCCAACCGTCTTTGGATTCCAGGTATGGAGTCTGCTGCCCGTTCAGATACCCGATAATCACGGTGTCCGCGGCAGCCGCCAGATACCAACCGGATGAATTGGCGGTGTCCAGGCGATGGTCGGAAACAACGGTCATAACTCCCGATACCGTATTCGGCGTAAGCGTTCCCGCTGTGCCGGCCGGATCATACTGAGCGGTCATCAGCACATTTGCGGTTGACCTCAGTGCCTCGGGTACGATGAGATAAGCGGGCCGGATACCCAGCGTCTTGCCAGCGGGATCGGTCTGCAGCGCCATTGCGGTGCGGCCGGTCTCCAGGGTCGCCACGGATGGCGCGGCGCCAGAAGTAACGTAGTTGGCATGCGTAGCCACATCAAACAGGGCGGTCGAGTCCTGTGCCATCGTCCCGTTAGAGGTCAAAATTGAATAGGCGAGGTCGCCAATTTTCCTGGCAGCTGATCGCCCCATCTTTGACGGCAGATCAGCCAACGCGGACAAGTCATCGTTTGCCAGCGCCTGCCTGGAAATGCCGAACAATTTTCCGTAGGTCGCCAAGGTGATGGTCTCTTTAATATCCGACAGATCACCATACTGATATTGCCCAGACTCTCTGATCGTATCAAGATCTGAGAACAGCGAGGTATTCAGCAAGCTTGCCGCCTTAAAGTCCGGAACATTCCTGGACTGGCACCACTGAGAATATGATTCCGGCGCCTCACTGAAGCCATTCAGCATCGACTTGTTGGCGACGTTCTCCAGGATATTAGCAAAATGCCCTGTACCGTGACTGACGCCACGATCCAGAGCCATCCCGATAATGTCGGCCTTTCGCCCGGTAGCTTTACGACCGCTGATTCGCAGAAACTCGCGGGCCAGATCCACCACATTCATCGAAGCGAATTCGGTCCCAATGATCTCAGACCGCTCGGCCTCGGTATAAACACCATTGGCTTGAATGGAGATAGTCTTTTCAGCGGCACCCGCGAATCTATCCAGCTGGTCTTCACCTGCCTGAATCCTGCGGCCTTCGGTATCCTTGCCGAACTTCGGGAGACCTGAGAAATGACTGCCTTCATCCTGCCGAGTGGCAACATCAACTGAAATATAACCGGCGGCCATAGCGTCCAGGATTTCCTGCTTCGCTCGCTCAACAGTGCATTCTGGATTGTCCAGGCAGAATTCGCGCAGATCGATAAAGGCATCGCCATGCACCTGCTCATAGCGATCAAACTCGACGGTGATGTCCTGACGTCGCTTCGCTTCCATTCTCGCGCCTTGCTTGCGCTCACGGTCCTGATTCACCTTGAATGACGTAAAATCGGTTGTGTTCTCTTCCTGCCGGGTCGCGGTATTTTCCGTGCCGGCATCATCGGTCTTGATATCTTTAGGCATAATGCCATCCTCTTGATGATTACGATTGACGCCTACACGGCTATCGGCAGGCACAGTGACGACGGAGACTTCCAGCGGTGTAAACCGTGTTACTCGGATAATATCTTCGTCCTTTTCTTCGTATTCGTCGATTCGATAACCGATCGACAGGTCACGTAGAAACCCTTCTGAAACATCTGCCCATATTTCTCTAGCTTTATTATTATTAGAGAAATACAAATCACCTCTAAGCACCTTGTCTTTTTCGAGCCGAATATTGTCTACTCGTCCGACAGGTTGCTCCCGATCATGCGAGAAAAGAAGCGGCAATCCTTCCATTGCGCGCTCCATATTTACCGCTTTTTTGTCATGGACCAGAATCTCAGTTCCGAAAAAACGCTCCACTGGTGTTTCACTGGATAGCGCAGCCGACACCATGCGAATATCTTTATTTATTTCGCGTACATCAATCTTGAATGCGCGTTCTTGATTCAGTCCCTTTTCTATTCGTTGCGGCATTTAATGGCCCTCTTATTTCAGCCGGAGCGGTTTAGCATTGCGTGATTGCCCCGAATATAGACAGCAACCCATGTATCGTGCAGAACTCACTAGTCAACGTGTCTGCGTTGATTAAAGCGTGATTTAATGAAATCATTTCTGTTATTCCTCTTCAGTCTCCTGCTGTGGTTCCTGTTGGGGTTCCTTCTGGCTGGCGGGAATGAACATATCCGACTGAATCTGCTGGTCGACCAGATCAGGATCATAACCTCGCTCGCGTATGACCATCTTGCGGGACTTGAATCCCTGCTCTACATCTGTTGCTGCTGCATCTGATTCTTTTTTCGGATCAATCCAGGGCATTGCCGGTGCGCGAAAGTCTGCCCGCGTGATGGTTTCCGGGTTGACGTTACGTGGCACCACCAATGCACCGGATGATTCCGCCCAAAAAATGAAACGCTCATATATCGGTCGCACAAACTGAGTGATAAAGGTATTGCGCATTCGCGAATAGCTTGGCATCTGTTCAACTAATTCCTGCCGCTGAGCTGAATAGGTGCCGTCATACCGTTTGGATAGACTGGAGTAACTACAGCCAATACCGGCGGCTACTCGCCGGTGTTGATCAGCTAGAAACTCGATCAGGTTAGTGTTTGGCCGATCCAGGCCGATGCCTTTCACGTCCTCGCCTGGTAGCAGGCTATCCCATACAGCGCCTGGTCCCATCTCTAGATATCGGTTTTTGTATCGGTCTGACACGTCGCCGCTCTCATTTTCGTGAGTGCTTTCCGGCATGTCATCAATCAGATCCGGGTTGCGGATAATCGCCGCTGTAAAGTCCGCGGCAATTCTAGATGCGATGCGCTCAGAGTCCTCAATGTCCTTTATATCGTCGAGACGAAAGATCACGCCATGGAAGATCGATACGCCTCGCGTCTGGTTTAGACGCCGGGACCATTTCAGATGCTGTATGCGCTCGGCCGGCACCCGCCGGACATTAAATGTGGTTGAATATCGCTGATATAGCGGATCACCCATGTCGACATAAAAGTGATAGGCGAGTGGGATTCCGTCGTCGTCTTTCTCGACGCCATGCACAATGCGACTCGGTTTCTGTGCGTTGTGCTCGAACGGCAGCCAGTCGGCCTCAATAGCTCGCACGCAATATGGCACCTTCCGATCTCGATTTGCCCTGATCGGTCCCTGGATATGCTCTGCGAATACCTCGCCATCACGCAACCAAGTGCGGCAGGCAAGCCGCTGAAGCTCTTCGAATGACAGTTCCCGCGTGATATCCGACATCCGGGACCAATCAACCCATAGATCACGCACGCGGCGATTGAACGCATCGACCGAATCACCCTTTCGGGTTGTGGCCTGTGGTTCCACGGCAACACCGGTCCCGACGATGTTATTTACTAGAACATCAAGGGCGCCGATGGCCAGATCTGAATTTTCATCCAACCATCGAGCATAATCCCGAAGTTTTGCGCCAGCATGGTTGACGACATAATCAGCCGTTCCGGAGGACTGTACCGGCTTATGGAAGTCGGAGGTTGATGCCGCTTCAAACAGTCTGAGTTTCGCGGCTTGACTCACGCGGTACCCTCCTTCGTTTGGATTCTGTCTTCAACGCATCGATGATCATGTGATATTCATCGACATCTAGGATCACGAACGGCCGGGTACAAGGCCCATACTCACCGAGTATGTGTTTTTCGTTCAGGCATTTAAGCGCATCTTTTACCGCCATATCGGAGACCTCCAGAATGGATTCCGGCCAGCGCTCTTGCGGTTATAGGCTCGGATGCTGCGATTCAACTCGGCCAGAGTCGCGGTCGCGTGTGCGTGCGACCCGTAAGTAATGGATCGGCCATTATGGGTCCAGCTGACAGCGCTAGAGGAGGAGGAGGACAGGAGCGCCGCCTCGATGGCAGCCTTGAGTGTTACGGCTTCAGCATACGTCGACATACCGCGAGTATATGACGAGGGTTTGTCTCATTTTAC